ATGTTTAAACCGGAACTCCTTTCCCCGGCGGGAACGCTGAAAAATATGCGTTACGCTTTCGCTTATGGCGCAGATGCTGTTTATGCGGGCCAGCCGCGTTATTCCCTGCGTGTGCGCAACAACGAATTCAACCACGAAAATCTTCAGCTCGGCATCAATGAAGCCCACGCGCTGGGGAAAAAGTTTTATGTCGTGGTCAACATTGCACCGCACAACGCCAAGCTGAAAACCTTTATCCGTGACCTGAAACCGGTGGTGGAAATGGGGCCGGATGCGCTGATTATGTCCGATCCAGGGCTGATTATGCTGGTGCGTGAGCACTTCCCTGAAATGCCGATCCACCTTTCGGTGCAGGCTAACGCCGTGAACTGGGCGACGGTGAAATTCTGGCAGCAAATGGGCCTGACCCGCGTGATCCTCTCTCGCGAGCTGTCGCTGGAAGAGATTGAAGAGATCCGCAATCAGGTGCCGGATATGGAGATCGAGATCTTCGTTCACGGCGCGCTGTGCATGGCCTACTCCGGTCGCTGCCTGCTCTCTGGCTATATCAACAAGCGCGACCCGAACCAGGGCACCTGCACCAACGCCTGCCGCTGGGAGTACAACGTCCAGGAAGGGAAAGAAGATGATGTTGGCAACATCGTACACAAGTACGAGCCGATTCCGGTGCAAAATGTTGAGCCGACGCTGGGTATCGGCGCACCAACCGACAAAGTGTTTATGATCGAAGAGGCCCAGCGTCCGGGCGAGTATATGACCGCGTTTGAAGATGAGCACGGCACTTACATCATGAACTCGAAAGATCTGCGCGCCATCGCCCATGTAGAACGCCTGACCAAAATGGGCGTGCATTCGCTGAAAATCGAAGGTCGTACCAAATCTTTCTACTATTGTGCACGCACCGCACAGGTTTACCGCAAAGCTATCGATGACGCCGCTGCGGGAAAACCGTTCGATACCAGCCTGCTGGAAACTCTGGAAGGTCTGGCGCATCGTGGCTATACCGAAGGTTTCCTGCGTCGTCATACTCACGACGATTATCAGAACTACGAATACGGTTATTCAGTTTCTGACCGCCAGCAGTTTGTTGGTGAGTTTACCGGTGAGCGCAAGGGGGACCTCGCGGCGGTAGCGGTGAAAAATAAATTCTCCGTTGGCGACAGCCTTGAGCTGATGACGCCGCAAGGCAACATTAATTTTACCCTTGAGCACATGGAAAACGCCAAAGGCGAAGCTATGCCGATAGCACCAGGCGATGGTTATACTGTGTGGCTCCCGGTCCCGCAGGATCTTGAGCTCAATTACGCGCTGCTGATGCGTAATTTCTCCGGGGAAACCACGCGTAATCCCCACGGTAAGTGATTAATTTCGATTATTTTTCCCGGATGGAAAATTCTTAGAAACCGATCACATACAGCTGTATTTATTAAGGTTATCATCCGTTTCGCTGAAAAACATAACCCATAAAATGCTAGCTGTACCAGGAACCACCTCCTTAGCCTGTGTAATCTCCCTTACACGGGCTTATTTTTTACGCGTAATACAATGAAATAAAAGGATTTATTTCTGGTCACGTCCACACATTGACCACATCGACAAAAAAGCCCCTCGACTGAGGGGCTTCCTGTTTGTAATTACATCCACATAATTTGCTGCCCTGACGGCAACGGGTGCGGCCTCACGGCGTGGACTTCTCCCGGCTTCACGATGTATCTCTGTACCGACTCATAAGTGATGAACGTGGCGCTGCAATTCACGTTCTGACACTGGTGATAACGCTCTTTTGTCGTGTCAGTGATATAGCGACTTGTACGCGCATGTGCGGCATGCTGGCATAAAGGACAATGAAACATCGCGAGCACCTCTTCCGGTTTTGTTGATGGTGCCATTTTAGTTAATTTACCCTTATAAAACAAACAGATAAAAACAAAACATCACTCATCATCTTCTGTTTCGTACTCCACATCAGAAAGCCTGACCTCAAGCTCCAAGGACGTCGTGAAGCCGCTGTTATTCAGAAAATGTGTCACCTTAGTGATTGTCCAGTCCTGCTCGTCTATGACGCGCTTAAAGCCTGACACTTTAACCGGTGTTTCCGTGTAAATATCTGCCCGACCGGTAGCCAGGCTGATGGAGAACTCCGCTACGCCCCGTTGCAGTTTATCCCACTTCGCCTGAGCGGCGCGCATGGCCTGCGCTTTCGTGGCATATACCGTGGTCAGGGCAAAAACGTTGTCAGCCTCACCGGCCATGTATTCACCTTCGCGCGCTTCCGGTACTTTTGGCGCTTTCTTCTGCGTGACCGGTTTCGCTTTCGGGTGCTCCAGTGCGCGCAGGTGTTTTTCTTTCTTTTTGCGTTTCAGTTTTACCTTCTGCTTTTGCGGCTTCGGGTCTTTGGTGTGTAACCACTTTGCCGTTACGCCGGTGTAAGCTCCACGGTCAGCAATCGCAAAATGATGACGGTCGCCGTCGCTGCGGGTGATGGTAATCTGCGGGATTTTTTTACCGCTGGCCGTCACCCCCTGCCCCGCTTTGAGAAACAGCAGTTTTCCCATTTTTACCGACACCTCACCGCCGTTGCGTTCAGCAAGGCGGGTCAGGAATTTCGCATCAGACTCCTGCGACTGGTCGATGTGCGGGATTTTAATTCCGTCCAGTGACGGCGCGACACTGGCTTCCAGCTTGTTACGGGAGGCTATCGCCTCAACAATCGCACCGAGCGTGGTGTCATGCCATGAGCCTTCACGGCGGGAATTGAGCGTCCCGCGAAAATCTGCACTCCGGGCGCGGATGGTAACCACATCCGGCGCGCCCCGGTGTTCAACCTCATCAACGGTGAATTTCCCTTTGCATACCAGGGCAAAACCTTTCCAGCCGATATACACCGTCAGGACAGCGCCACGAACCGGCAGCCCGACCTGCCCGTCGGCATCGTTCAGTTCAATATCAAGCTGGTCAGCCTCAAAGCCCCGGTTATCCGTCAGGGTCATGCTCATCAGACGGTCGCTGATATTGCCGGTAATATCCCTGCTGTCGAGCATCAGCATGTAATCCGGCGTCAGCGTACTGCCTGCATCAAATGTCAGCGCATCCAGCATTATCCCGCCCCCGTCATACCCGTGAATTTAGTCGCCATACTGCCAGCCTTACCGATGAGCGATTCCGCCTGTTTACCGATATCGCCATAAAGCGCGGCCAGTGATTCATCAACGCGGGTGAGCGACAGCGTAAAATCAATTTTCCGGGGTGTGCCGTCTGCAAAGAAAATACTCCCTGTTTCATTCACCCTGCTGATGACATACATGCCGTAAATCATGCCGGTGCCATCCAGCAACGGCCACGCCCGGCCTTCCTCTGCCATCAGCCTGAGCGTGGTCATCGTCAGCTTGCCGCCGGTCAGTTCGGGATAAAGCACGCCGGCAAGCGTGATGTTTTCCTCACCCACACCGAGAAACTGGTAGGCATCCCGTTTACCGATACGGGAATTTGACGGCCAGCGATAATCTGATTCACGCTGCATGGTCTGGTGTGGCAGCGTCTGGCGCATAAAAACAAACATACCTAACGCGAGCATCATTTTTCGTCACCTCCTTAACCGTCATGCATCATGCTGGCACGGGCGCGCGCACGTTTATCCCGCTCGTATTTTTCGAGCGCATCCTGTAACTGGCGGTCAAGCTGTGTCCCCGGCGCAGTACCACCGGTCAGGCTGATGTGATATTCGTTTTTACTCTGGTCCACATAAGAGCGGCCAGCCGGTGCCGTGACCGGCTGATAAGCCTGATAGCCTGCATAAGAGCTGGTCGCCGGAATATAACCACCGGTGCCATACGTGGCGGCATTAGTCCTTGCGGCGGTCTGGTCAAGTGTGTCTGACTCTTTGTTGATGACACCGAGTTTTTCCAGTACCCAGTCAATACCACTGCGCAGTTTGTTGAACGCATTAAGCGGCAGCATCAGCGCGTCAGCCAGTGCCTGCCCGAACATGACGCCCGTGTCACGGCAACGGTTCAGGGTGTCCTGGGTGGCTTTGACCGGGGCAATCAGGTTTTTAAACCACTGCCACGCGGCCTGTAACTTTTCACCCAGCCAGTCAAACACCGGTTTAAGTGGCGTGAACAGTTCCCCCACCGGCGCAAATGCCGCTTTCAGCCCTTCCACCACACCGCCAAAGAATGCGCTGACAGGCTCCCAGTATTTACGGATAAGCAACGCCCCGGCGACAATGGCGGCCACCACGGCCACAACCGGCCAGCTAATCGCCCCGATGGCCGTCATAACAGCACTGCCAACCGTCGTGAAGATTGCCCCCATTGCGCCTGCTGCCGCGATGATGGCATTGATGCCGGTGATAACCGGCCAGGCTACGAGGCCAATGGCACCAATGATGCCAGTCAGCGCCAGTACACCACCGGCAATAATGCCGATGGTTGACGCCAGTGATTTGTTTTTCTGGATCCAGCCGTCGAGTTTTAACACATACTTTGTGGCCGTCTGCGTGAGCTTACGCAGTGCGCCTTCCTGCTGGTCAAACAGGTCAGTCCCCACCGCCTCATAAGCGGACTGAAACTCCTTAAAGTCACCGCCGAGGTTGTCCTGCATGATATTTACCAGCTCGGCAGTCTTCCCGTCTGAGGCTTTAAACGCAGCGGTCAGTTTGTCCAGCTTTCCAGTTGAGGCGGCAGTCATCAGCACGGCGGCGGCTGAGCTGGCCTCCTCCCCGAAAATAGTTTTCATGTATTCAGCCTGCTGGGCAGTACCGAGCCGGTTTTTCTCAAAACTGGCCTGCATTTCTTTCAGAATGGTAAATACTGGTCGGGTATTCCCCTTACTGTCTGAGGTTTTCACGCCAAGCTCTTTGAGTGCATCCCATGCTTTTCCCGTCGGTGCCTGCAGACGGCTTAACACGGCACGGCTTCCCGTCCCCGCCATTGAGCCTGTGATTTTTGCATCATGCAGCGCCCCGACCATTGCGGCGGTTTCTTCAATGCTGACACCGGCATTTTTTGCCACAGGTGCGGCATAGGTCAGCGCATCGCTCATGCCGTCAAAATCGGCGGCGGTTTTGTTCATCGTCATGGAGAGAACATCCCCGATATGAGCGACCTTATCGTTTGAAAGCTGAAAGGCGGATTTCATCCCCATCAGCAGGGCGGCGTTTTCTTCCATCGTGCGGCGGTTCGCCAGCGCCATATTCAGCGTGACCGGCGTTGCCGCCTGAATGGCATCAACATCCCCACCCGCTTTCGCGATGATTATCTGTGCACCGGCCGCATCATCCGCTGAGGCGGCGGTATTGTCGCCGAGCTGGCGCGCCTGTTTGCGTAGTGCGGTCATTTCGGCGGAGTCTTTTGCCACACCGAGCACAGCCTGCAATTCTGAGTTTTTCTGCGCAAACTCATAACCGGGCATCAGCAACTTAACTCCGGCCATCGTTCCCGCCGCCGCAATCCCCACACCGGCAGCGCCCACTGAGGCCATATTTCCGGCCAGTTCCTTTCCGGCCTGATAACGCTGTTTTACTGCGTTAAGTTTTGCCTGTTGTGCACTGACACGCGCCAGTGCGTCACGCTGACGGTTAAGCTGTGCGGTGGTTTCACTGATACGGTTTTTCAGTCCCTGCTCATCATGTGCAAGATTGCGGGTATTAATTCCCACAGCGGCCAGTTCCCGCTGCTGGCGTTTAACGGAATCCGTCAGGCGGTTATATTTCGCCTGTAAGTCCTCCGCCGCACGCTTTGCGGATTCCAGCACTTTCGCCTGAGCACGGGTCGGACGTTCGGTATTTTTAAACTGTGTGGCAAGGGCTTCGGCCTCCTGCCGAGCCTTTTCAAGTGCATGACCAGTCACGGCGAGCTGTGTACTGGTCTTGCGGAATCCCTCAATACGGGATGCCTGACCGTTCAGCTCGCGCAGTGATTTTTGTGTTTCCCGGATATCCCCCGACAGCGATTTGCTCGCTGTGCGGATGGATTTAAACGGGCGGGATGCCTGGTCAACAGCCCTGAGCAATACCTGTAATTTTACATTGTTACTCATTCGTGTTTCCGCTTCGCCGGAGCGCCTTTTCGCGCCATGTGATGAGTTCGGTCAGGCTCATGGGATACAGTTCTGATGGCGGCCAGTGAAATATCACTGCCACATCCGCCATCAGGTCATCGACCGACAGATTTTTCGGAAACGTCACTGCACCGAGTTCGGCGACAAAAAACCGACCACCTTACCGGCCAGCGCCACAAGGTCAGGCAGTTCCAGCGCGGCGACTTCCTGCTCGGTCAGCATCGGTGCCGTCATGCGCGGCAGCACCTTAATCAGTGCATCGACTTCAGAGTTCGCGACCGCTGCCAGACTGACACCGCGCAGCGTCCCGGCATTGGGTTTCATCAGCGTGACCTGTTCGATAACCTGCTCACCACGTTTGACCGGATTGTCCAGGGTAATGACATTTTCTTTGTTCATGGTTTTCTCACTTCTGAATCGGGGTTAACCGGTCAGCCTGGCTGACCGGATGAAAATCACAGGCCGATATTGCGGCGGTGTTGCTCCAGCCGGTCGACGCCGTTCACCTTCTCAATCATGTTGATGGTGTCAATTTCGACCAGCTCCTTACCATCCATCGTCAGCCGGAAATAGGTGCAGACCACGGAGATTTTCGACTCGGTATCTTCTCCCTGTTTCCCCTCGCCGGTGTCGATTTCTTTCTGACGGCCACGCATGACCACCTCGACGGCCACCGTTTCGCCGGTATCGTCGCGCTGGTAAGAGCCGGCAAAACGAATCGGCACGGCATCCACACCGGTTGCGGCGTAAAGCTCCCAGATAACCGAATCCGGGAAGCCCCCGAGCGACCACTCCATTGACAGCGCATCGTCATCAAGGCCGAGGTCTACCGGTGCGCTGCCGTTCATCCCCGCACCGCGATAGTTTTCAAGCTTACGGGTCAGTTTTGGCAGCGTGACGGACTTTGCAACGCCCTGATAGCTGTAGCCGTTCAGAAAGACGTTCATTAACTTGAGTTTGCGCGGCATTGCCATCGGTCAGGCTCCTTAATTGCTGTTAACCGAGGTGACCAGATTTGCCAGGTATTTATCGGTAATACGCTGGCGCAGGGTCAGGTTTTCAAGAGGAGGCACCGGGGTATAGTCGTAGTCGATATACAGTTTTCCGGCCTTGAGGGTTTGCGCATCGTTGGATTCTTCGCTGAACCAGCAGGTCGCATCCACGATATAGCCGTTTGTTTTCAGCTCACGGAATTTGGCATTAATACCGTCAACGATGTCGCGAATCAGCGTTGCAGTGATGGGCTTGTCCACCGCCCACATGTGCGCCTCAGCCATCGTGTCGGCCAGCACCTGCGCGGTGCGGGTGTAGTTTTCAAAGAGGAACAGCGGGTCATCAGAGCAGGTACGGTTACCCCAGAAGCGGAAACCGTCACGGCGAATCAGCGTTGTGACGCCTGACTCGTTAAGCAGGTCAGCATCAGTACCGGACTCCTGCAAATCCCAGAATACAGAGGCGCTGATGCCGGTAACACCGTTCACCCCGACATTGGACAGCGTTTTATGCCAGCCCTGCTCCTGGTCGATTTTAGCGCGCAGCCCCAGCGCACGGGCGGTGGCATACGCGGTGGCGGTGGTACTGGTGACCGTATCCCATGCGAGGAAATCCGGCCAGATGACCATCAGCTCACGCTGGCTGAAATTCTGACGGTAGGCTTTCACCTCGGAAATGGTTTTACAGCCCCATGCGCTGATATACCCGAAAGCGCGCAGCTTCTGACAGACTGATGCCAGTGCAACAGCCACCTCTTTGGTATCCAGTCCCGGCACGCCGAGAATACGCGGTTTAACACCGGTTACCGACTCCGCCGCCAGCAGGGCTTTCAGTCCGGTGTACTGACCGTTTTCGTCGGTGGTGCCGATGATATTGGAAACGGTCTGCGCGAGTTTCGTTTCCTCGTCGTCGCCGGTGCCGTCTTCCACACGTACGACAACGGTGACCGGTTTTGACTGGTCGGCGATGGCCTGCAACGATGCCGCCAGCGTGCCTTTTTTACCAGCCTTTGCAATTGCGCTCTGCACATTGGTAATCAGTACCGGTTTATTGAGGGGGAAGATTTCCGCATCCGCATCGCTGGCCGTGCAGACCATGCCGACAATGGCCGTGGATACGGTGGAAATGACGCGGGTGCCGTCGTTAATCTCCAGCACCTGCACGCCATGATGATAGTCGCTCATCCGTTTAACTCCGTGGTTAATGGGTGCAACTATTTTCTGTTGTGCAGAGCATGAGACGCTATTTGACCTGGCTGGTCAGTGGATGAAACAACAGATTAAAGAAAAGGCGGGCAACTCGCCCGCCCGTCCTGATTTGTACTCACTCATCTTTCAACTGACAATTTACATAGCCCAAAAGCTATCAAATCAGACAGTCTGCTTTGAGCCAAAAGCAGACGTTATGGTATGTCAATCAAACAATAGGAAGTGACCTGCTCCCCGTTGTGGGTGTGAACCTCATGGACATTCAACCTTTCAATGCTTCAATCGTATTATTAAGTCGACGCAACAGGTCGTCGTACGTCAATATGTCTATCATGTTGGCGTACTTACGTTTGATTATCTCAAAATCAAGCAACTGACCGTCGGTCATGTTACCGTTCGCTATCTGATCGCGCCCGACAATGATGATGGCTTTTGGGTTAGATATACGAATACACATTCCCGCTGGCAGAGAATTCTTGTAGGCATTCGTAAGCTCTTTTTCACCCTTAACACCCCATTTAGATAAATGAAAAATATACTTTTCAGCCTGCATAATACCGCCGCTAAGTTCTGATGTAGGAATATAGTTGTCGCGATAGGGCGTCTTGCGAAGGATCTTATCATCAAACGGCTTTTTGACTTCGATGATATCAAGGTTGCCGTTTGCATCCACCAGTGCAATGTCTATAAACCGATTTGTTTTAGCCGAAGGATTAGAGTAATAGTCGAAAATTTTAACCTTCTCGAGGACCTTGATATATTTTGGAAAAAGTAATGTGATGAAGGGTATCATCAGGCTCTGCCAGTCATCTTCAGACAAGTTAGTTTTGTTATTCAACGCATCCTGGATAATGTCTCTTATGAGTGTATATTTCTCAATTTCGAGCTTATTTAAAACTTCTAAATCCAGTTTGTCGGTTTTTCTGATCACTGTTTTTCTGTTTAGGTAATGTTCATACCGTTCGCGAGCATCTTTCATACCATCAAGATAACCTGCGAGAATAGCGTGAACCCTTGCATTAGCATAGCGATCCAGTTCCCCTGTGTTGGGGAATTTACTTTGCAACTCCTGGAATACGCTTTTTGGTATAGCTTCCGGCTTATCTCCTCCGATGATGATGGGATTAGTGTGATCGAGTAGTTTTGAAAGCCGACCAAAAATGGAGACGTTGCGTTCTGACGCAAATACTTTCCTTTCAAGCTTGATGGACTTATGTATAAGGACATCTCGATTAATGCTTAGAATCCGTCCCGGAACTGTTATGTATTCATTATTAAGCGTGCCAAAATTAAAGGAATATTCATAATCATTAAAATCCTGAACGGTTGACGGTGGGTTTCTCAAGTCCTGGAGTTGAAAGTTAAAAATGCGTGAAATGCATACTGTTTGAAATTTATTTAAACTCTCCCAAACCCAAATTATTTGTTCTCCGCTGTCACCGTCGTAAGTCATAACAACGTCATTTGATACAAAGCTGAACTGTAACATATTTCCTCTGATTGATAAAACGTCCCATATTTTCCTGATAATTGCATTAGAGATCCGGCATGAACTGATGCCCGCCTATAATGACTAACTCTGCAATCACTGTCTCGATATTATGTTCATCCCCCATTTTATCCAAGTTATAAAATAGCAATCACGTAGATAATGACCTGCTCCCAGCAAACTAACATAGCACGATGTAAGCAAGTTCCGCTTTTGGTACAGAGCAGACTGTCAGATTAAGTTTTACTCTGTGCCATAGATACGTTAGCTCACTCCAGATATCATACAACTTATTGCGGTATTTCCGGCCATTCAGGATTTGCAGGATCCACACGGCTGACCAGAACGCTGTAGCGTTCCCATGACTCCAGTCGTGCGCGCTCCTCATCCGTCGCCATATTCAGCCTGACGGCGCGTTCCAGCGGCTGGATAACTGATTCAGCTTCGGAAAGTAACGCGGCCTTTTGTGATTCGGCCTGTTGTTGCTGTTCGTCTGCCGTATAAATCCGCTTAATCACGGCACCATCCTTAAACATCCATTTCCCTGAGTCATCAGCACGTCGGTTGGCGGTAATATCAGGAACCTCGACAACGCTAAAACCTTCAGGATTAAGCGTTGAAGCATCTCTGGTGATAGCGACAATAATATTATTTTCATCGTAAACAATCTTTATTGTATCTGGCTGAAAGTTCTTCACTTCCTCATACCAGTTTTTTCCGTCCTCAGAGTAAAGCCAGATAACTCCGTGTTTCTTTGTTAACTCATACTGTTCCAGTGTTTTAGCGTTACCCGCTTTTATTTTCTTTAAGTGCATCATATTAAACGCTCGCTACATTATACCAGGTGCCATTTATATACTTTTGAACGGGTCTGTAATAAACGCCCGCTATATTATCGGCAGAGTTGGACCCTGTATCCTGAACATTAATACCAGACAATACATGACCTGACGGGCACTGGAAATTCCATGTTTGCCAGTTGTTCACTCCATAATATTGCTGTGAACCAAGTCGAACATCTTTCACATATCTGGAATCAAAATTGCCATAGTTGCCAGGAATAACTTGCGAGCCACAAAGCCAGTTACCGTTATTATCCATGTACGCCTGACCATCGGTGCCATTGGCTGTCCTTGAGTTATTAATCATGTAGATGCCAAATTGCTTGTTCCCCAGTCCACCTATCATGAACTTGCGGTCAGCGTGATTCTGGCGAAGCAACGCCTGAGCGCTATCAGTGTTAACTATATTTTTCCCAAAGATAGCGTTGTTATCGCGCATCTGAATCCACATACCATTACTGCTGTTAATAGCAAAACGGTCTGAAAGCGTCTCCCCTGAAACATTAAGGCCACGCCCCATCGAAACAGCGCCAGTAGCGTTATTAATCCATAATGGCCTTAATCCGTTATAAGTCCCCATGTTGTCACCGGAGTTTGTCAACATGAAGTATGTATTTGAACCATCATTACGAATAAAGAATCCGTAATTACCATAAGCAATACGTAGGCCGTTTGCTGATTTTGATATTACTTCGCCATTTACAATGGCATTGACAAGAACATACAAAGCATCCCATTTAAGATTCATCAGGTCTTTTGTTGTGGTGCTCTGGCGGCTTCTCCATTTGAAATATTCATTGCCGTTGTCGCCTGCTTCAAACCACATGTATGAATCAGTGTCACCATCGGCATCATTTTTAAATCCAATCTTCGCCCAGTCAGTATTTCGAATCCAGGCAAGGATTGAGTCGTTTTCAAAAGTAAGTCCACCGGACAAGGTATCGCCATTTTTTTGCACGGCGTTCCCGGCTCGGTTTACCGTTTCCTGTAAACCGAGATATTCGATAACGGCGGCAACGGTCGATTTCGCAAGAATATCCCGCCCGACTTTTGTCAGAGTTGCCAGACTGGCAACATCATTCCCCGTAAAATACGGAAACCTGTCTGCCGCAGTAGCAAGCCCCGCCAGTGCCGTCAGGGTGGCATCTTTCGGTTGCTTCCCCGCAAGCGCATTAGTCATGGTGGTAGCAAAATTCGGGTCATTGCCCAGCGCCGCCGCCAGCTCGTTCAGCGTATTCAGTGCGTCAGGCGACGAGTCTACAAGGGCGGCAATCGCGGCCATAACGAAAGCCGTGTTTGCGATCTGAGTATTATTCGTTCCCTGTCGCGCAGTTGGCGTCGTTGGCGTTCCGGTCAGTGCAGGGCTGTTTAATGGCGCTTTCTTGTTCGTTTCATCCATTACCGTCTTAACGGCTTTCGGCGTTGCAGCCAGTGTTTCAGACGTGCTGTTGGTCGCACTGCTTAACTGAGTAAAACCTTTTGCGGTCAGCGAGGCGTCAGGGTGACGTCGTGACTGTTCATGTTCTGCAATTTTGTCATCAACGTAATCCTGCGTCGCCATCACCGTTGTGGTGTCGATGGTCAGATCCACTGAGGCCACACTGCTGACGATAATGACCATGCGGCAGGTCTGCGAACGCCCTGAGCCTTCGGCAAGGGCTGGCTTATAACTTTCGGCCATGTTCGCCACGGCAATTAACGTTCCCGCATCATCGTACAGGCCAAGCTCACGCATCCAGAAACCGCCCACCTCCGGCGGAATAACCAGCTCTGCGATAATATAATTACTGTTTCGTTTGTCCTGGCTGATTTTGTTCAGCGCATGTCGCCAGACTTCGTGGATAAGCCCGGTCTGTCCGGCATCCGGGACAGGCAATTTACCACCGCCATCCCCGACGGCCATCGTGGTAATGTTGACCTTCCGCCCTCCCGGCGCGGTTGCCGCTGCCAGCTTTGCTGCACCGGCAGTGGTGATAACGGTTTTGAATTTTGTGCTCATTATTCCTCACTTATCCGGGGTAAACCGTAATTACATCGCCGTCATAAGCCACACCACCGGCAAACAGGTAGCCGGGAATGTCCCGGGTAATGTTCAGACCAATAAGGTGGCGGCTTGCAGGTTTGGCATCAGCAATCAGCCGTTCCATTTCCTGATACATTGCCTCTGTGATGCCGCTTTCCAGTACACCAATATCAAGCCGGAAGGTGCCGGGCGGGTCACTGTTTTCCCACCACTCCGTCACGTTGATGAGATAGCCGAGCGGCTCCACCACACGCCGGATTGCACCTATTGTGCCTTTATGACAGTGGATGAAATACGCATCGCGGATAACGGCGCGTTTTGTCGCTTCCGGCCACTTTTCATCCCACCTGTCGACCGAAAACGCCCACGCCAGCCACGGCAGCAGATTTGCCGGACAGGTGTCCGGGTTCCACAGCTCACGAATACTGACCGGCGTTTTTTCAATTTCCGCACAGGCTTTTGCGGCGGCGACCTCAAGCGGTGATGAGCCGGTCGGCAGCAGTCGCGAATCACTCATCCGAGCCTCCGGTCACGACGCGGTATTCGGTACAGAAAGACGCCTGCGTACTGTTGAGCACGATGTCGGCCAGTGGTGCAGCCAGTTCGACACGCTGCACACCTTCCACATGCAAAGCGGCATAAATGGCAGACAGACGGATGTCGCGCCCCAGCCGGTGCTGTGCCGTGATATACGCTTCCAGCTTTTTCACAGCGGCAGCGCGGATGGGTTCGCTTTCGGGACCAGGGTAAAGGTAAAGCGTGGCGTTTATCTGGTATTCAACGATGGCGGCAGACTGCACGGTCACGCGGTCGGCCACCGGTCTGACGTCCTCGCCATTAAGGGCGTTACGTACCACCGCCAGCAGGTCTTCGGAAGCGACACCGTTATTTTCACGTGACAGTACGGAGATGGTGACACAGGCCGGAGACGGACTGGTGACAGAGATATCCGCGACACGCCCGTCGGCACTGCGGCCATGATACTGATAGGCACCCACCGACCCGGCGACGCTTAAACCTTCAAACGCCTGCTGAATACGCAGACGATAATCGGTGTCAGACTCCATCACTGCCGGTGTCGGCGGGAGGGTCGAATCATCTGCCGGGGTGATAATCAGGCGCGTGGTGTTGTAATTGGCACCAATCACATCAAGGTCATTACCGGCGGCACAGGCCAGCATCACCGCCCGTGCGGCCTCATTCACACGCTGACGCCAGATAAGCTCACGATAAGCATTTTCCTCCAGCAGTTTGACGAGAGGCTCGGATTCCAGCGTCAGGGTACGGGCGACCGCCTCCTGCTGGTCTTCCGGGTAAAGGGAAATCAGTGTCGCCTTGCGTTCGGCGAGAATGGTTTCAAAGTCCAGCTCCTCGACCACATCCGGTGCGGGTAGCTGGTTCAGGTCGATAATCGGCATGGTTTCAACTCACAGGGATGGTTAACGAAAGTGGCTGGCCGGTGTCGTTGTGCTGACCTGTTAACGTGACCGTCATTCGCCCGTCAAAACTGCGCGCCGTGGTGACGGATGACAGGGTGACGCGGGGTTCCCATTTCAGCACCGCCATGTAACAGGCGACCTTAATCTGCAACTCAAGCGCCGGAGTCTGCGGCTGGTCAATCATTGACGCCAGCAACGAGCCGTAATCACGACGCATCACCCGTGAGCCGACCGGTGTGCGCAGGATATCGCCGATACTCTGGCTGATATGCTCAAGGTCAGTGACCGTCAGGCCATCACTGCGATTCATTCCGAGATAACGCGCTGTCATAAAGGACTCCCGGTTGTGCCGCCGCTGTCGCCGGGGTGTTTGTGGGTATGCAGTACCTTACCGTTTGATGAGAGTTCACCGCCGGTGTGTTCAATGTTGCCGCGCATCGTCCCGCCCTTCTGCACTTCCAGCGTGCCGGTAGTCAGTTTGTTAGTGCAGACCACTTCTGGTGTGTCCAGGGTGACGCGGGTTGATGCTTTCACCGTGACCACTGGTACCGTGGCAGTAACAGAATCAGAAGCCGTCACGCTGGCCGTTTTAATTCCGCTTACCGTGAGTGCACTGGTTTCAGGTTCATACTCAATCACCGCCCCGTCAGGGAAACGGATATGCAGGGCATCCGCCGACGCAGACGGCGCAGGGTTATCGCCGGAATAAATCCCCGGCAGAACGAACGCCGTGTCGAGTTCACCGCCCACGGCCAGAATCAGCACCTGTTCCCCCACGGAAGGTGCCCACCATGTGCGCGAACGCCCAGCGCGATGGGTCAGCCACTGAAGCCAGTCGGTGCACATGCCGCCGGTCTGCACACGGCAGCGACCGGCATTAAGGTCGGTTTCGACGATAATGCCAGTGCGAATCATATTGCGTATAAAGCGAAGAATTTCATTGTATTGTGCATTCATTCGATAATAATGATTCTGTACAATCTCGAAGTAAATCACACCACGATTTCTGGTGCACAGAACAACAAGGGACAACAAAATCCATTATGAGTACTTACTTTTTCTCGTCAGAAACAATGAAAGAATTGTTCAAAGATTATCTGGTCTTTTTGAACACGCTGACTCCCAGCACAAACTTTGAATCAAACAGAAACAAAATAATTGCTCAAGCAATAAACTTCATTTCCGAAAACCCTGAAGATTGGGACAAAAAATCCCAGTACAACATTGCTATGATTGGCGACACCTTTAAAAGTTTCTTAAGAGAAAAGGGGGAAGATAACAACAGCATCAACCTTATATTCACTTGCTTTTTTAGATTTATCATTGAACCAAGCATTCTCTCTCCGGAAATAGAGTCTCACTTTTCACCACTAAGAACCATCAAGGATTTTGCTCTGTATAACTATAATGAATTCGATGAGCGGAGCAGAGCACAGATAGACTTTTCTCTTAGAGAACTGCCATTAGCAATGGTTAAAGAAGTTTTAAGCTCCAGCAATGTTGACACATATAAAAAATACATTGATAGTTTAAACGAAGGGCGTCAATTTTTCGAAAAGTGCGACTCCTTCTTAAAGGAGCAACATGCCAAAATAGAGTCAATTAAAGAGTCATTAAAAGGGTATGAGGTCGCATTTAATTTTGTTGGATTGTTTGATGGCTTTAATTCACTTGGCAAAAAGAAAGAAAGTGAAATCATGCTATCAAGAATAATTCTTATCATCTTGGCTATAATCATTCCCTCCCCGCTGATATACTATGGAATGCATAAATTACCAACTCTCGAAACGACAAATGCTGCCACATATTTTATGTCAGCACTACCTTTTGCATCAGTTACATTGATTTTCATGTATTACTTTAGAGTTGTACTGATAAATCATATATCGTTACGAACTCAGATTATGCAAATAGAACTCAGAAAGAGCCTTTGTCAGTTCATTCAGAGTTATAGCGACTATTCCTCAGAGATAAGGAAAAACAATCCGGAAGCGCTTTCAAAATTCGAAGACGTAGTATTTTCAAACATCATGCTATCCGATGATAAGATACCATCTACATTTGATGGCATTGAGCAAATAGCATCGTTAATCAATTCATTAAAAAATGGAAAGTAATGATAAAAGGCCAATAACTGGCCTTTTATTTATTAACATGAAAATTCAAAATAAATTATGCTAATTAATTGATTTCTATCTTATATTCTCAGATGATTAAATCTAACGATTCAGGTGAGCCAGGATAATCTCTTCAATCATCTGCACATCCTCACCGGTAAAGCCAAGCAGAGGACGCGCCGGATAATCAATTTTCTTACCGTCTTTCCGGGTTTCTTCCGACAGACCGAACTGATGCACACTGGCGATTTTCGGTGACTTCCCGCCGTAAAACTCCATTGATGCCTGTTCAGGGCTGGCGCGGATATGCAAAAAACGACTGGTGATAAGTTTCGCAAACATTTTTCGCTTAACGCGACCGGTCTTTTTTCTGGCGCTCTGCTGCTGGCGTGGTGCGTAGGGTGTGCCGTCCGGGGCTTTCTGTGCCATCACCCGACGCTGCTGACTCTGCCGCAGACGTTTCGCCAGTTCTGCACTCAGTCGCCGACGCCCAGACGGTGACAGCGATTCAATCAGTCCGGTCAGCCGGTCTTCAAAACGCTTAAACTCATTCATCCCACTTGCTCACCAGTTCACCATTGATATAAAGCTCCATCGGGCGATTGACTGGCTCCGGCGGCGGAGGTTCCGGGATATTCTTCACATGCAGCGCACCGTCAACCTCACTGACCAGCGTTCGCTCGGTCAGCATCAGGCTGATGCTGATATCAAAGCTGCTGTCATTGTTGATGTCTGCATAAAACGTGAAACCTTTTTTCTGACCTTCGTCGGTGGTCATGATGTCGGGCTGATTTTCCCGCAGCCACGCCAGCACCGGCACGATGAGCAGGTCAAAATCACCGGTAAAGTCGGTCACAATCACATTGAGCGTGTAACGCTTTTCGAACGACAGCGACGTCGCCAGCGTGGAGGCAATACTCCCGTTATCCACGAATATCCGCAGCATCTCTGGACTGGTTTTCAGCACCGTGACGGCATCAGTCAGCGCCCTGCGCAGGCTGTCGGGTTTGAGCATCGTTTTCGTCCTGACAGTGTTTAATCATTTTTACCTGGCTGGCACAACGTGCCAGCGCGTTCTCAAGCTGCCGGATATCGGCACTTAAATCGCCGTTCGTCTCCGGGTCACTGCCCGGCATCGGGCAAAGGCTCACTTTCGGGCAGGCGTTGGCGACAATCACTGGCGTCGGTGCAGGCGGGGCGCTGGTGCAACCGGCGCACAGCATCAGGCAGGTCAGCACCATACCAGCGGCGAAAATCTTCGTTTTCATTAAGTAACCTCGTGATGGTTTTCTCGCGCTGTGCTTCACGCTTCGCGGCGTTCTCCAGTTCCTGACGCAGTGCCACCTGCGCCAGCTCGTTTTTGTCTGCCCTGGTGAGTGCAACATGAAGCTGGTTTTTCAGCATGGTGATGGTCGTCTGCTGTTCACTGGCGACGTTGTTCGCCCTGTCCAGCGAGGCGCGCAGGCTGGCATTTTTATGTTTCACCAGAAACAGACCGGCCACCGCCAGCGATAACAACACGACCAGCACAGTCATCAGCTTTGACATGGTTCCCGCCCCTCAAAACGCTGACGGCAGGCCGTACGTACCAACCGGAAGAACAGCGACGCCACGAGATAAATCAGCGCGGTAAAAATCCACCCGGCAGCGACCAGCGAGATAAACGTCGTCACCATCACCACCAGAGCCACTGCCCGTCTGCGCCACGGCACCGGCTGCAAAAACAGCGACGCGACAATCTTCACGGCCAGCGATTCCGGCGGCAGCTCCCGCCCGTAGCGTTCCAGCACATACTCCGTGGCATACACGCCGACACCACCGGCAACCACACAGATAACCGTCGCCAGAATCGCCCAGACAGCGACAAAACTGACGGCCACGCTCTGCGGGTAAATCAGGGACAGTGCCAGCATCAGCGCCAGCGACACGTTCAGCATCAGTGAAAGGGATAATTTCTTCATGGTGTTTACTCCGTTTAAGCCGGTACGCCGCCAGCGGTACGCCAGACGGTGACCAGTTTTTCCAGTGAATGCTCACGCTGACCGTAACCGGCACCCGGCAGGGACGCCCAGATATTGCGACAGCGTGAAATGGCGCGCTCAATGCGTCCCGCCCGGATGTCATCCAGCGCACCGCGTTCGCGGATCAACTGAATGGCGAGTCTGTCCTGTGACAACGGACTGAAATCCGGCAGGGCAAGCTGTTTGCGGTAGTGCGGCCAGAACAGGTAAAGCTGCTGATAGCGACCGGAGGCCGTGGATTTTTCACCGCGACGGTTAAACACCTTCGCCGGTCGGCCATGCGCGAACGGGTGGTCACTGTAGTCGGTGAAAATTTCCGGCTTCCCGTCCAGTCCGGTGACTATCACGTCATAGCCCCGGTTTTTCGTCAGCGGATGATTCGCCGTCCCTTCGGACACGGCCAGCATGTCGAGAAAGGCCGCGATATTCTGATGCGTGTTAATTACCGGCATTACGGTTTCCCCCTGCCCTTAAAGCGGCGCTGAATGGCAATCTCAATCACCTGATAACCGGCGATACCCAGCATGGAGCCGATGCCGCACACCGCAGGCAGTGACAGGTCAGGAAACTGCACCAGAACAACACCGGCAACCATCGAGACAAAACCACCGAGCAACATGCGCCCGATAAACAGACGCGGGGTGATGGGTTCACCACCGGCAAGCACCTTGCCGACAACAATCAGCACCCCAATCATGAAAAGCGACAGGACGCTTTTTTCTTCTGCTGTCATGCGTTACTCCCACAGATTGACAGTTTCAGCCACGGGCGCGGTCTGAACGTCGGGCAGTTCGACGGCGGTGCCGTGCGGCAGCACCGCGCCCAGTTCAGCCAGTCCCGGATTTGCGGCGAGCACGGTTTCAACCACGCCCTCAGTGCGCCCGTAATACCGGACACAAATGGCGTCGAGCGTGTCGCCCTGTAGCGCAAAGGTCTTCATCAGATTTGACTCACGATGCAGCGCGGCTTGTCCTGGATACGCGCCACCGCCCAGCGCATATCCCGCCACAGTTCATCAATGGTGCTGTCAATGCTGTCGGCCTTCTTGTCGCCTTTCGCACTGGCATCCACGCCGCGATAACGCTCATAAAGCGATGCGGTCGCCATCGCACACACGGCGCGCTCGTAGTAAAAAACTTTGATGCTTTCACCGTCGATGTCGTCCGCCGGGACGTCAGCCAGACGCGTAAAACCGGCGGCAATTTTCTGTTCGCGGTACTCGTACAGCTCCGCATTCGTTTCAGCCATGCCTGACTTGATGGCCTCACGCAGACGGGCGGGGGCGACGGTCTGCTCAAGGCGCATACGTTCCCGGACGCGCTTCGGGTCGATATCGGGAAAAAAGAACGTGTTTTTAATCACCGGCTCGTCGCCTGCCGGTTGCGGGATGACCACCGTACCCTCACCGGACACGGGAGCCTCCTTTCGCGGAATAATCAGCGTCATCATGACTACCTCTGAAAAGTCGGGCGGTGGACGCCGGTGCAGTGTCAGGTGATTCACCCTCACTGACCGGCGTGCCGCCCTGGCGCGGGGCGCATTCGGTTGTTAACTGGCTTTCTTTTTCGGGCGTCCACGTTTTGCCGGTGTCACGCTCCGGGTCTTACGCGGGGTACGGGTGGCCGCTTTGGGCTGCGGCTCCGGCTTCGGTTTCAGCTCCCGCTCCAGTCGTTCAATCTCTTTTTTGACGCCTGCCTGACAGTCGAGCTGTGTCGCACGTTGCAGGTGAGCCAGCGCACCGGCGGCATCACCACCATCACGCAGAAACAGACCGGTGATTTTGTGCAGCTTTGCGCGCACTTCATCAGGCATGTCAGCCGTGGCGGTCAGTTCAAGGGTGTCCGTCAGCAGGCGGGTATCCACAGACTCACCGGCAGCGTGAGCACGCATGGCCGCGAGCGCCACCTCCTCGGTGAACATGTACGGCGGGGTGCGGCGGTGTTTACCCGGCATGGTCAGACCGTACTTCAGGGCATAACGGGCAATCTCCAGCGCACCGGCAATATCGCCGGTATCCAGACGCCACAGCATGACCGTCATCAGAATGTCATCCTGTGCACCTTTGCCCTGCTCCAGCACGCCGTTCACCCACGGCAACCAGAACGGCAGCAGTTCGCGTTTTTTTGCGGCCTTCAGCTCTTTTGAATAAATCGCTTTCAGTGTGCGCTGGTCTGCGGCCAGCTTGACCAGCATCTGCTCATAGACAGTTGCATGTCGCAGCGGGGCGGCTTCCTGCTGCGCGGTCATCGCTGCCGAGACCCGCATCATGTGGCGCTGTGCGGGACTCGTCATCGGTTACGCTCCCGGCTCTGCGGTCGCCTTAGCCGGTGTGGAGAAATCACCGACCTTAATTTTTTCCACCAGACAACCGGCGGCGTAGTCTTCCACCACGTAATCAATGTTCATTGACTCGTAGTTCTCCACGCGGTCGAGTTTCGGGTTTTCCACAATCACGCGGCGATGGCTGTCATCCATGTAGTAGATGGACAGGTTTTCCAGCTTCGTGATGAGCATCGCATCCGCCGGGAAGTACGGGACGCGTACCGCCGGCAGGTTACCGATGCGTTTCTGGCTGATGATGACGTCAGCGGCCAGCATTTCGCTGTTGTCCTGCTCCTTGTTGACGATGGGGAAATACTTGTCCGCCAGTAGCTGACGCCCCACAATCACCACAAGGTCAGGGTCTTCCTGATACCACGGTTCAATCAGGTTGTTGGTCGCATCCATCACCAGTGCATCAAGGCTGGCATAATCACCGCCCTTGCCCACGCGGATAGCCTCAGAGGTGGTGCGGCCTTCCTCGTCAGTGACCTTGCTCATCACGCGCGCCGGGGCTTCATTGCGGTATTTCTGCAGCCAGCCGACCGCCACATCCTGCAACATCGGATTGCTGCTGCGGTCAGAGGTTTCAGCACGCTTCACGCCGTTAAAACCGGCCATGATGAAATCAAGGGACTGGCGTTTGATAATGGCGTTACGGACACGGAGCTGGAAATCCTGATAACGCGCCCACAGGTCAAGCGTTTTGTAGCGGATATAAAAATCGAAGTTAATCTGGTCGCATTCGTACTTGTTAGACGCCAGCTTCGAGAAGTCCTTCGGCTGACGCTCGGTGCCACCGGCGGTGTCGGTGGTGCTGGCGATGGAGCCGGTGACACCGATGCCAATTTTTTCCCCTTTCATTTCGCTGACCGGCACAATGTTGATGCGGGTCAGAAAGTCAGAGGACTCCTGCATGGTGTTCATCAGGGTCTGGGTGACCGACGGTTCAACGGTGAATTTTTTCGACACATCACCGGCGTCGATGCCGTTCAGTTCGGCAACACGGGACAGGTAGGCATTAAATTTAAAGCGGGTTTCCTGGCGCATAGTTTTTCCTGAAATTAAGGGTTAATCGTGAAGGTTTTCCCGGACTGGCTGACGCCGGTCAGCAGTTCGTCATCAGGGCATCACCGCCACCGCCGGTGGCCTTGCTGCGGCGCTGCTGGGTCAGACTTTCGGTGTGGTCGAGACTATTTTTCAGGCGGGTGAATGCCTGGCTGGTTTCATCCGCCCTGTCAGTCACCTCCTGCTTAAGTGCGGAAAAGGCGGTTTCCACCTCAGCGAGGCGCTGCTCAGTGGCGCTCAGTTTTTCCTGCACATGTTCAGCAACAGCGGTCACCGCTTCATGCACGTCATTCAGACGGGCGTCATCGCTGGCCTGTTTGCGGCCAAAAATGGATTTCACCTTTTCGGTCAGGGCGGTGAACATGGTTTCAGGCAGGTCTTCAAATTCCAGCTCAACAGGCGTTGCCACTGAAATCAGGTTTTCAGGGCTTAATTTGAAGCGGTTCAGGGGGTTGTGTTTTGCCGTGCGGCAGAATTCCAGGTATTCCGTGCCGAGGCTTGCCGGGTCATCGGTGACGGCCAGACCCACCAGATAACATTTGCCGGTGTTGGCAAAGTTCGGCTGAATTTCCATTGAGGTGTAGACCTTCTGCGCGGCCTTGTTCATCGCGATAAGGTCATCGGTCGGGGTGATTTTTGCAAACAACGCCCATTTGCCTTTCAGCGCCGAATCATCGTCAATCTTTTCGGCCTTCAGTTCGGCCACATCGCCATAACGTTTAAAAATTCCGTCAGGCAGGATGCCGCGCAGATGTTCCAGGTTAATACGGCAACCATAGACTCGCGGGTCAAAGGTTTCGGCCATTTCCTGAATATCCTGCGCACTGATGACACGCCCGTCACAGGTGTCACCCTCAACGCCGATACGAAAGAATTTTGAGACTTTTTTTGCCATTGTCAGGAGTCCTGAATAGTGATTAGAGGAGTCACATGTCGGCATCAGTTTCCCGACGATGCGCATCCTCCGCCATCAGTCCCAGATGGCTTATCACTGACACAACAGCACCTTAGCGAATCGCGGGGCGCGACTCAGTAGCCTTGCCGTGTATTCATCACGGCGAGGTATTCATGACCATCACCACAGACACCACTCTTTTACACGACCCGCGTCGTCAGGCGGCGCTGCTGTACTGGCAGGGGTTTTCCGTGCCGCAGATTGCCGCCATGTTGCAGATGAAACGCCCGACGGTGCAGAGCTGGAAACAGCGCGACGGCTGGGACAGCGTTGCCCCCATCAGCCGTGTCGAAATGAGTCTGGAAGCGCGACTGACCCAGCTCATCATCAAACCGCAGAAAACCGGCGGTGACTTCAAGGAAATTGACCTGCTCGGACGCCAGATTGAACGACTGGCACGGGTCAACCGTTACAGTCAGACCGGCAACGAGGCAGACCTTAATCCGAACGTCGCTAACCGCAACAAAAGCGGGCGTCGCAAACCGAAAAAGAATTTTTTCAGTGACGAGGCCATCGAAAAGCTGGAGCAGATTTTCTTTGAGCAGTCTTTCGAATATCAGTTGCACTGGTATCGCGCAGGGCTTGAGCACCGCATCCGCGATATCCTGAAATCCCGCCAGATTGGCGCGACGTTTTATTTTTCCCGCGAGGCGCTGCTGCGCGCCCTGAAAACCGGCCATAACCAGATTTTTCTGTCGGCCAGTAAAACGCAGGCGTATGTGTTCCGTGAATACATCATCGCCTTTGCCCGTCTGGTTGACGTTGACCTGACCGGTGACCCGATTGTCCTGGGCAATAACGGCGCAAAACTGATTTTTCTCGGCACCAACTCCAACACCGCGCAGAGCCATAACGGCGACCTGTACGTCGACGAGATTTTCTGGATCCCGAATTTTCAGGTGCTCCGTAAGGTGGCATCAGGTATGGCCTCACAGAGTCACCTGCGCTCGACCTATTTCTCCACCCCGTCCACGCTGGCGCACGACGCCTACCCGTTCTGGTCCGGTGAACTGTTTAACCGGGGACGCGCCAGCGCCGCCGAACGCGTGGAAATCGACGTCAGTCATAACGCCCTTGCCGGTGGGCTTCTCTGTGCGGACGGCCAGTGGCGGCAGATTGTCACCATTGAGGACGCCCTGAAAGGCGGCTGCACATTGTTCGACATTGAGCAGCTTAAACGCGAAAACAGCGCCGACGATTTTAAAAACCTGTTCATGTGTGAATTTGTTGACGACAAGGCATCGGTGTTCCCGTTCGAGGAGCTGCAACGCTGCATGGTCGACACGCTGGAAGAATGGGAAGACTATGCGCCGTTTGCCACAAATCCGTTCGGCTCACGTCCGGTATGGATTGGTTACGACCCGTCACACCGTGGCGACAGCGCCGGATGCGTGGTACTGGCACCGCCGGTGGTGGCCGGTGGCAAATTCAGAATACTTGAGCGTCACCAGTGGAAAGGCATGGACTTTGCCACCCAGGCGGAATCCATCCGCAAACTCACCGAAAAATACAACGTCGAATACATCGGAATTGATGCCACCGGCCTCGGTGTCGGCGTGTTCCAGCTCGTGCGCTCGTTCTATCCCGCCGCGCGCGATATCCGCTACACGCCGGAAATGAAAACCGCAATGGTGCTCAAGGCAAAAGACGTTATCCGCCGTGGCTGTCTGGAATATGACGTCAGCGCCACCGACATCACCAGCTCGTTTATGGCTATCCGCAAGACCATGACCAGCAGCGGACGCAGTGCCACCTATGAGGCCAGCCGCAGCGAGGAAGCCAGCCACGCCGACCTCGCCTGGGCGACCATGCACGCCCTGTTAAATGAGCCACTCACCGCCGGTATCAGCACCCCGCTGACATCCACCATTCTGGAGTTTTACTGATGAGCAAGAAAAAAGGGAAAACACCGCAACCTGCGGCAAAAAAAATGACCGCCAGCGCCCCGAAAATGGAGGCATTCACCTTTGGTGAGCCGGTGCCGGTACTCGACCGGCGTGACATTCTGGATTACGTCGAGTGCATCAGTAACGGCAGATGGTATGAGCCACCGGTCAGCTTTACCGGTCTGGCGAAAAGCCTGCGTGCTGCCGTGCATCACAGCTCACCGATTTACGTCAAACGTAATATTCTGGCTTCAACGTTTATCCCGCACCCGTGGCTTTCCCAGCAGGATTTCAGCCGTTTTGTGCTGGATTTTCTGGTGTTCGGTAATGCGTTTCTGGAAAAGCGTTACAGCACCACCGGTAAGGTTATCAGGCTGGAAACCTCGCCGGCAAAATATACCCGCCGTGGCGTGGAGGAGGATGTTTACTGGTGGGTGCCGTCCTTCAACGAGCCGACAGCCTTCGCGCCCGGCTCCGTGTTTCACCTGCTGGAGCCGGATATCAATCAGGAGCTGTACGGCCTGCCGGAATATCTCAGCGCCCTTAACTCTGCCTGGCTGAATGAGTCAGCCACGCTGTTCCGCCGCAAGTATTACGAAAACGGCGCTCATGCCGGATACATCATGTACGTCACTGATGCCGTGCAGGATCGCAACGATATCGAAATGCTTCGCGAAAACATGGTCAAGTCGAAAGGTCGCAACAACTTTAAAAACCTGTTTCTCTATGCCCCACAGGGGAAAGCCGACGGCATTAAAATTATCCCCCTCAGTGAAGTGGCGACGAAGGACGATTTTTTTAATATCAAAAAAGCCAGCGCCGCTGACCTGCTGGACGCGCACCGCATCCCCTTTCAGTTGATGGGCGGCAAGCCGGAGAACGTCGGGTCACTGGGTGATATTGAGAAAGTGGCAAAGGTCTTTGTCCGCAATGAGCTTATCCCGCTACAGGACAGGATCCGCGAGATAAACGGCTGGCTCAGCGCCGAAGTTATTCAATTCAAAAATTACTCTTTAGACGATAATTAACCCAATATTTAGATGATAATTAGCCCTAGCATTTGCCGGGGCTAATAATTGCAGGATTTTATTTTTTCATATTGTATATAAAGTCACAAATATGCGCCAGTGATAATCTGTTATAGTTTTCCAATGTAAACACAGGATAATTATAGCAAATTTCAGGAGGAGGCAATTGCGAGCGAACAGTTGTTTTTTTAGCTGATTGCTGCCTCCTCGATAATTTACTTATTACACCAATGTAATCCACTTTTCTTGACAAATGCCCATGTAAATTCAATACAGAATATAGCCACTTACAAAAATGAATGCCAGTAACTACCTGTTTAGCCGCACCATTTGAGTTATAAGATTTGAGATCTATTACGATAAAATAATCTACGTCTTTGTGCGACGTAACAAAAATTCCATCACAAACAGAGCATACTCCTGGTAAAGCAGAAGATTTTAAAAATTTCCAGACTGGTTTAGAAATACTATTAGAATCTAGCGAAAATCCATAGATACCATTTCCGTTTACCAGTAATTTTTTATTTGTAGCACCTGGGTTCTCTTCGCATACAACCCAGCATTCCTGCTCTCGCATTAATTGAAATGTAGGATCGATGCAACTTTGTATTACATTGATAATATTACTCATCTACATCCTCACTATCAGAGGCATTCTCCACCAAGGAGTAATATATTTCATCATTATCGTCATTAATGGCATTAATTACTTCATCAAAAGTTACAGCATTAATCCCTTCATTTGACTTCTGCATTTCATTGACTGAGCCATTATCAAATAGATACGCAGCGACTAGGTTAGAGTCTAAAATTGAGTCGATGCTAATCCCTTGCTTCTGCATGATAGCGTTTCGTTTTTCAATCATATTTTCAGAAACGCCATGCAACATAATCAAGCTATTGATTTCTTTTACAAAATAATCACTGTGAGTACTAACAATAACCCGAATACCAGAGTTAACTAGCTTTGCTAAAAATCTTGCAATTACTCGCTGATTTGACGGGTGTAAATTTAACTCGGGTTCGTCAATCATTAAAATATCACCAGTTTTTGCTTGGTGCTCTAAATAAAACCACAGGCCAAACAAACTTTTAACAGTGGATGACGATAAATGAAGTTCAATTTTACTTGCAGGTGTCTTACCTTTCTTATACGTTGAAAAATAAATCTGCCCTTCAGGATCAACTGAATATTTTCCTGAAATTATTTTTTTTACTTCTTCTGCTAATTTATGAAATTGGCCATTTTTATTTTTCCTATTAACCTTAATTTCATTAAGCCAGTCTATGTAATTTGCTATAGGAGCAGAATACTTAGACTTCATTACATCCATTAATAGTGAGTTCAGATCGAACTGTTCTTTTGAGGCGTGGTGCAATAACGCAGTTCTTCTGGAACTTAATTCATTGAAAAAAAGGTGCAAGCCATTTCTTTCTGCGGGAATTAAAAATGCTGGGCTTTCATCATACTCTATCTTTAATAACTGACTTAGAGTTAAGTTTATAAACCCATCAATTCTGGGGAAAGCAGAATCTAGCAGCGTCATTTGTATGATATTGCTATTTTTATCTTTGGATAATAGCATTACTTCTTTTTTGCCGGTTCCTATGACGAGGCTAACATCCAATTTTTTTTCATAAACACTTGATACTAATGATTCTTCATCTATAACCCAGTCAAATGTTGAATTAGAAAAAATTTCCTTATCATTAGTGTTGAATACATCTTTAAGCATTAAAGATGAATCTTTATTAAATTCTCTTTTGATTAACGTAAAATTATCTTTTATCCACTCAATTACATCTAATTCAAACTTACCATTTTCACGAAGAGTTTTGGCAAAATTTGCAACTTGAGGCAATTTTAAAGATGGTGATGGCATATTTAGGAAGCCATATAACCCATACATAACCCATGTTTTACCAGTATTATTTTTTCCGCATAAAAGCGTTAAAGGTTTTGCATTAATTTCTCCTGTAGAGATACACCCAATGTTTTTAAATGAAAATCTCCATGATGCTAATTTTTTTACGTTAATTTCGCTTTGCTTTTTCATTGAGTTTCCTTAATCAATTACATACGAACTGATCAAACCATTGATCGTGTTGAAAAGTCAATACTATACTAAATAACCACGAAGAATAGTGCTTCATTTTCCGTCAGTCCTAATAGGTTAAGATATATGGACTGTTTTCTCAAACTTGTTGCGCTCTGCTGAATCTCTCGTATGTTACTTCAATATGATGAACATCCTAACTCTGAAACGGTAAGTCTATCGGTATTACATTTTCACATTGCATGAGCGCGGTGCTTTCCCCGCCTCGCCCGCCCGCTTCACGGGGCGGTTTTAATGCAGTTGCATAGATACTATGGATCCGCACCAGTCCTGACCGCACGCAGCCTGAACGGACATCCCCAGCGCATGCAAAAACATTCACTTGTTGCATGCATAGCTTTTTAAGTACGCCATACCGCAACTGTACATTTTTAAGCAATTGGCAACTTTAAAAAATTTACATTGCTTTCAAGACCTTATCATCCGTAGTCTCTGTTTTTTACTTTGAGCTACATCAATAAAATCTCAAACATGTTTAATGCAAAGCCCTTGTTACACAACATAGAATGTATGTCTAGAAACAACGACATACTATATGTTGTGTTTTTCCGGCTCTCTGTTCGGTGATATGCCAAATCACTTTGCGTTTAAACAGAGCATTATTTCAGGGCAAGACTTCGCTCAAAAGTCATTCCACCTAACAAGCGCATATACCGGTGGAAGTTGCCCTCTACTTACAGGAGGCAATATGAAGAAATGCTATTACTGCATTCTCGTTCTGGCCCTCTTTGGCTATCCAAACGGTAGTCCGAGTGGTTTGTCAGTAAACGTCAGTAATATCAATGTCAGCATTATGCTTTAATATGCTTCAAACAAAAAAACCACCTGCCAGGGTGGTTTTTTTGCGCCCATCATCAATACGATGAAAGACTGACAAGACTTCGCTCAAGACGAATTATGCGTCGACATAAGGTTACCCGCAATGATTTTATTAGACTAAATGGATGGCCTTTTATGACCCGGATCAAACGGCTGTCCTTACCGACATGCTAGTCACTCAATAGCATTTAGCCTTCTAATTCAGCATGCTATTGACCTTCTGCTGCCCCATAACTGCTCCGCATAAGCCATTCAATGCCATATCAAATCACGTTGTGTTTTTACTCAAATGGGTAACGAGAACCCCGGCCACACATCAGCGACCAGATACGTGAATTTTTTTCCGTCATAATTTACGGTTGCTCCACGCGCCAGCGCCTCAAGTTCCCATCGCTGAGGCCAGATGCCGTTCTGAGCAAGGTCAACACGGATACGGGTAATTTGCATACGCTCCGACCGGGTCAGCCTGGCCGATGGCGCTATTTCATTCGGTTTTAACGGGCTTCCGTTTCTTTGCTGACGGTTTGGTGTTCTCAGGCCGTGTTTTAATGCGCCCCTGAGCGCCCTCACGACCTCCGGGTCATTCCATTCGATAACACCGTCATCAACCAGATTAAGCACGGCTGCGGCGCGCTCAGAAGGTGTGGGAGCCGGTAACGAAGTATCACCACCGGTGAGCTTTCCACAGTTATTGACAGGACTCCGAGGCGCGGCGATGCCGCTTTTTAAAGTCAAAGGCTCAACGACCGGCACTTTCGGCACAATGCGCCAGTCCGTGGTTCTGGTGATATGAATATGACGCGCGCCGAGATGCGGTGCGTAAATGCCGACCACTCTCTCGACTTCTTCCTCGTACTCGTTAACGTCATCCGACGGGCTACGGGCAACCCTGACAGTCTGACAATCGCGCGGGACATTTGCCCCACCCTGCGCGCTGATATACAACGCAAAATCACCACTGTCTGCGGCGGCGCGTACAGCCTCGACGCGTTCGTCAAACTCATCAGCAATGCTGACGCCGCGAGGCAGTTTGCGTAGTTCACGGTAAGCCCCCATTGTCGGCAGGCCAACCGTTTTAAATTGCGGGATACGCCACGTTGACGCCCATGCGGTAACAGCCGCAGCAGTGTCTTTCAGCGGTCTGCCGGTATCGTTATCGAGCTGACCATCCAGTGCATAGCCGTCGATATTTTTTGAGATGTATTTCGCGATATATCCCGCAGCACCGCCCCGGTTAAGGTGTTTTGCCTGAAAACGGTTTCGCGCGGCTCCTCTTTCGTCGCCATCCTCTTTGAGCGCATAACGACGCATGATTTCAATAATCTGGTTACGCTGGCGTGGATTACAAAAAAGCATCATATGCCAGTGCGGCGTTCCGTCGTGGTGTGGCTCGACGACACGCAAACCGTAGACCTGTAAATCATTATCCTTGAATGCCGTGCGCATCAGGCTCCAGATGCGGCAGAGATAACGCTGCGCATCCTTTGGATTAAATGCCTCATCGTTCCAGCCGTGATTAAGCTGAACGGTTTTACTTTCGCCTTTTCTGACCTGACGTGTCGGGTGATACTTTGACGGCGCGGTCAGCGTGATAAACATCCCCACATCACCCTCTGCGGCGGCGTAACGCTCAATACCGGCAATGGTGTTCATCAGCTCCATCCGGCGAATTTCAGGATTAGAAATACTGCCCATCACCTTACTGATAAGGTCGATGCGCTCGCCGGTTTCCCTGTTTTCAAGGTCACACGATTTAAGAAATTCCAGATTTGCCTGGCGGCGCGCACGCACATCACGAATGGCATGTTTACTGGCATAAGGAGAACGGTCTTTATTGACCTCCCCGACAGCAATCAGTAACGCCTCATGCCAGCGCATACGCTGGCCTTTAAGCTGATGAGTCCACCACTCATCGTTAAACAGGCGGGCAATGGCAGAATATGCCTGCCTCGTGGTCATCTGCCCTTTACGGTATTTTTTCCAGTAAAGCGGGGAAATATTGAAAGCACGTGCAGCGCCAGCAACATGACCATAGAGGTGAGCCTGCGCCTCATCCGTAAACAGCGATTCTTTTTCGCCATGTGCATCCACCCAGGCATCGCAGAGTTCCTCATACATCATGAAAAGCTGCGATGAGATACGGGCAGCAAACTTTTTCAGCTCCTTGTCATTCATCCCCGGCAGGCGCGCATACTGGTCGCGCTCTGCCAGAAACAGCAACGACGCGTCGGTGTTCATTTCATGGCGCTGATTCACACGCTCAATGCGCGGCCATAAACGACGCTGAAAAGTGGATGTGAGGAAATAAAACCCGTGCACCGGGCTTTTATTGCGCCGGATGTAGTCATAGCGTGAAGTAAACAGCGAGCGCAAAAAGTAAGGCAGACGGTTAATCGTGGATAAAACCCCTTGCACCTGACGCATCTCGTCACGTGTAAGGGGTCTTTCGCGCCCGACAGCCTCGCGTGGCGCGTTCCATGCATAAGCACCGGTAAACGCCTTACCGGTGCCTGCGGCAAATGCTGACGGAGGGACAAAACGCCCGGAGGCTTTAACGGCCATATGAGCCAAAAGCCTCTGAACAACGCCTGCTGAGTTGCTCAACCTGCGCGTTTAAATCAGCAAAAGACTTTGCGCTTCCGGTCAGAATATCGTGATGCATCAGGCCGGAAACGAGCTGGCTTAATTTCGGATAATAACCAACCACCGCCAGCCATTCCTGACCGGCGTTTTTACCGCTTTCCGCTCTCTTTTTCTCGTGGAGAATAAACTGAAAGCTGTCACTGGTAACGACATAACGTTCGCCAATTTCAATACGAATACTCATGCCGTTCTCCGGTAATGTTTGTTTTTTGCTTCAAAGACTGACTGGCAGGAAACACAACGCGTGGCTGACGGATAAGCCGCACGACGGGCAGCAGGTATTGGCGCGTCACACTCTTCGCAAACCAACGCAGAAGCACCGCAATGTTTTACCCTTGCCGCGTTAATCTGACGCTCCAGTAATTCAGCCTGTTGTTCCTGAATAAAATCTACGTTGTCCGGCATTACCAGCTCCTTTTGTCGTTAAGTTTTTTAAATTCATCAGCGCAATAGCTGGCAATTTCTGTCGTTAATTTCGTCAGTTCATCCACGGAGGAGATTTGCTTGTGAAATACAGCGCGTTTAACAAGTAAATTGACCACATCAGACAGGAGGTTTAATTCATTCTGATAAATCGCGATAACAGATTCAGTGATGTCGCGTTTTTCTTTATCAAGACAAAGTTGAATAAGAGACAAATCGCCATTTTTCATAACGGCGATTTTTAAGGCGTTATTCAGTAATACAACTGAATGAGAACAGGACATCAAAGCACCTCCCCGCGAGACAATCCGATATTGTGAAATTTTTCCGACTCCTGACTGAGCAGCTCGACTATCTCCACGCGGGATAACTCCGCCTTTGTGATGTGGCGAATCATGGTGTCAAGATGAGAAGAAAAGCGCGTCGCAGCGTCAGCCTGTGCTTCGGTTCTGGCCTGTTGCAGCAGTAATGCGTATTTACCGCACTGATTTTCAGAAACTGTATGCATGACTTTCTCCAGGCAAAAAGAAGCCCCGCACGATTAAGTGCGTTAAAAACTCTGGTTAATTATTTAATGCAGATATTGCTCTGGTTTTACCGACGTCAGAATTGTCGGTGCATACTCAAACAGGCTGAATAATTCACGTAATGCACGGAATAAAGCATCACGCCAGTAACATGATTCTTCATTAATTCGCCAGTATGGCTGGTTGAATTCTTTTTCAGTCAATCCGGCATGCATAAATAAAGTACGACGCTGACTGACTGTTAAAAAACTAATATATGCATACTCACTTGCGCCAACCTGACGGCGTTTTGAGAATGCTCCACGCAATTCATCAATTGCACAAACCAGCCGTTCACGTTCGACGTCGTTCATTTCTTCAAAACGCATCGTTGCGTGACGCTGTTTTAACTGCGCATGGAAGCAAACCGTTAACCGTTCGCGCTCCATCATCTGATTATAATAATCACATGTATCCTGCCAGCGAGGAACGGCAAGATGCTTACCAATTATCCGGCGCATAGCTGCTGGCTGTTTTTCAACGAGATTGAGCGTCATCACTGTCATTTCCAGACCCTCCGGCTTTTCAGAAAGGTCAGAGCCTTTTTTAACGGACTCTGTTTTTTGGTGCGGATAATGATTCCCTTACGCCCCTTACCGTGGGTGATGGTGAAGTCAATCGCCCTGGGGCTTTCGTTACGCAATAACTGAGCAATACAACGAGGCTCATTCATACGGTTCTCCTTAACGTGGTTCACCGAGACCTAACCACATCAACCAGCCGTCACGAATCTCTTTAGGACGGCTTTCATAAGCCAGTTTTAGTCCGTTATTCCATGCCGGAAGGTATACCCAATATTCACCAGCACGCCCCGATACTGACTGAGGGTCAGTAATCTCAATAACTGGTAATTTCCCTTTCTCAATCATACCCCTTACAGCTCTTGGAGTTTTACCAATGAGTTTTGCAAACTCCTGATAAGGCACGGCATCAGTCACGCTTACAAGCTGTCTATTCATCTGCTACGATTCTCCCTTAGTGCTTCTAATGGCTCCTAATGGCTAATTATTGCCTAAAAGGATAACTCCAGAAGCACAACATTTCACACCATCAGCAAGAAATTACGCAATCGGAGTAATTATGTCAATAGACGTTTCGGAGAAGTTGAAGCTAATCCGTGAATCTGAAAGGTTAAACCGTAAAGAATTCAGTGAATTAACTGGTGTAGCCTACAGCTCACTTTCGAGCTATGAGAGCCGGTCAAAAAACGCTGGAGTTGAAGCCATAATGAAGGTCTTACAACATCCCAGATTTACTAAATATACTTTGTGGTTCATGACTGATCAGGTAGCTCCAGAAGCCGGGCAAATTGCGCCCGCTCTCGCACACTTTGGGCAAAACGAAACAACGTCGCCCCACTCCGGTCAAAAGACTGGTTAACAATTTATCGTGAATATATTCATCACAAGTGTCTACTATTGGTGGCTAAATTTCAGCCACCACGAAAAAAGCGATTAGTAGTAGCAAAAAAAAGTACCACTCGGAGGGTTTTCTGATGGCAATCAAAAAACTCGATGATGGTCGATATGAAGTGGACATCCGCCCTACTGGACGTAACGGAAAACGCATCCGTAGGAAGTTTGATAAGAAAAGCGAAGCTGTCGCTTTCGAAAAATACACGTTGTACAACCACCACAATAAAGAATGGCTATCAAAACCAACAGACAAACGACGTCTGTCGGAACTGACACAGATCTGGTGGGATTTAAAGGGTAAACACGAAGAGCATGGGAAATCTAATCTTGGAAAAATTGAAATCTTCACAAAAATAACGAATGACCCATGCGCATTTCAAATCACGAAATCCCTTATCAGCCAGTACTGCGCCACCCGAAGAAGTCAGGGTATTAAACCTTCGAGTATCAATCGTGATTTAACATGTATTAGCGGCATGTTTACAGCCCTGATTGAAGCGGAGTTATTCTTTGGTGAGCACCCTATCAGAGGGACAAAGAGGCTTAAGGAGGAAAAACCAGAAACAGGCTATCTCACACAGGAAGAAATTGCCTTACTGCTTGCAGCACTTGACGGCGACAATAAAAAGATTGCGATTCTTTGCCTGAGTACAGGAGCACGTTGGGGAGAAGCAGCTCGTTTGAAAGCAGAAAATATCATCCATAACCGCGTCACGTTTGTTAAAACGAAAACAAACAAACCACGCACCGTCCCGATCTCAGAGGCTGTTGCCAAAATGATCGCGGATAACAAACGAGGTTTTTTATTCCCTGATGCTGATTACCCTCGCTTCAGACGAACAATGAAAGAAATAAAACCGGATTTGCCAACGGGGCAAGCCACACATGCACTAAGGCACAGCTTTGCCACTCATTTCATGATTAATGGAGGAAGTATTATCACGCTACAACGGATACTAGGTCACACGCGGATTGAGCAAACTATGGTTTACGCTCATTTTGCGCCAGAGTACCTTCAGGACGCCATTTCTCTTAATCCGCTAAGAGGTGGTACTGAAGCCGAGAGTGTCCACACAGTGTCCACAGTAGAGTAACGTTTAAGGGCTTTCAGTGGTAATTTATGCCGCTCAAACCCGCATTGTACCGTTGAAAGCCCCTACTGGTGACACCCTAAATCTCCCTTACACGGGCTTATTTTTTATGCATAAGCCCTATCCCTGGTCACCGTCTTCCATTGACCACATCGATAGAATCTCCCTTCATAGCACGATGCCTTTCACGTAACGGCATCGTGCTCGCACAGGTTCCGGCTAAGCACAACCAGAACGCGCATGTTTGACGCTTACCAAAAAATATTCTCACTCTCCACATTTGAATGTCAGACGAGCGACGCCATGTAATCCTGCACCTTCTGTCTTCAGGTCAACTATCTGCATTTTTTTGCCCTGAGTAACACAGAAATGGGCTGCATCATTTTTTACTATATTTTCTGCACCAGATATTCTGCCCCTGGCTAAAGAAGCTTCGGCTTCGGTGTAGTATTGGTTATCGAGTTTACGCTGAATATTACTTTTATATGCAAGACCAAATTTACCGATACTTGTCTCATCATTATGCACAGCACAACCAGACATAATAAAAATACTAATTAATGATATAGCAGCTATCTTTTTCAT